ATAGATAAAGTTGTATTATATATGGACAATATAAAACCCTCTTCCGACTTTTTTGACATGACAATGTCGGCACATGAACCAAAAGAATCTGCAACCACAAGAAAATTTTCTTGTGAAATTCCATCACTCCAATTTACTATATAGTTATTCATAATTTTATCTCAGTTCGTACCAAACATAATCTGTTTTGTTTATGGACAAAAAATCTGTAATATCATAATTCCTTCTGAAAAAATCGAACACAGAGTCGAATGAACTTTCTGCTATATATACGTTTTGTTTTGTTCCACCACCATCAAAATAAATGGCATTATAAATTGACAGACCTGAGTTCATATTGAATACATTGTCAGTATTTACGTAATTTATTTGTATATATTCTCCTGGAATCGATAGGGTGGATGATGGACTCGCGGCATTGCATAGATAATTGTTTCTTTTCCCGTTATTTAATTTTGTTACTAAGTAAATTGCCATAAAATTTATTTTATTGAGCCCATAAAAATCATTGGACTATCCGATACGGTTTTCGTAACTCCAAATGCGGAAGATGCGGTTAAAGCTGCGTCATAATTTTCTGCGGCAATTATTAAATTATTTTTGAATTTATTGGGGTCCTTTGAAGATATTCTTACACGATAGAATTTTGCTTCTCTTGGGGTTTCCCAAATTGTATAACCCCCATCAACGAATTTCATTTGTCTTATAGAGGTCCCTTTGGCACTATAATACGCCTCGATATTTCTAATTTGTTTTGCACTATTGTATTCAGAGTTAGTATTTGTCCATACATGAGTCGTTCCATCATCGATTACAACATTCCAATAACCCAAGGCTTGTTTACCTCCTCCTCCATCTACACCACCAATAGGGTCATATGCTAACTGAAACATAAATTAGATATTTGTTATTTGTAAACTTGATTTACTTATTTTTATTACCTTACCAAAATTTTGTGACATATAATTATAAACGTCTTTATAATCCACACCTAAAACAACACAACTTTTGGTGATATTATCCAAACCCACAAAGGTCACATCAAAAACCACCTGTGTTTCTGAACCTGTATCTTGAAATTCAGACAAACCCGCAAAACTCAATTCGTAGGGCCTGTATATATCAAGATAATTGAAGTAGTCGTTGAAACTATTGGTATTATATAGATAATCATAATCCACACCTTCAATGTTTCCTGATGCAACTATTCTTTTTACCATAACCAATAAATATCACCAAAAAAAAAAGTGGTCGTTTGACCACTTTTATTTTTCTATTACTTCATCAATTTTACTCTCTGAAACTGAGGTTATTCGCCAATCATAAGAAAAAGATTGATACCTTGTTGTAACCTTGGCCTCAACATCAGTCACTGAAAAACCTTTCACCAATTTTTCTTCTCTAATTTTTTTAATTTTCCCTGTTGTTTCGTCGGGTAATTCATATTGAATTTTTGCTACAAAATACTTTTCGTCCATAGTTAAATTATTTTCCTAAATAATCGGATAATTTTTTCATCAAATCAAGTGATTTGTTTGTGGTTGGGTCTGATTTAACCTTTTTTTCTTCTTCCAAATTTTCTTCGTACTTCTGTCTGTCATTTACATCAGAAAACAAATAAGCACCTGGTGTTGAAGGTGAAGACACCAAATCAAAACAAATCAATTCGAAATCATCTTGAACTTCATTTCTTTCCCCGACTTTTTTTAAAGACCCAACACCTCTTGATGAAACCCCCATAGTGACACCTTGTCTCATAAGGTTAGCTGCAACATCCCCTTTGGATGATACTATCCCCCTCTCGTGAAACCCTGGAGTTGTCAATAATTTTAATTTTCCCATTAGAATATTTTTATCCCACCATATATCAGTGATAAGATGTGATACTCTATCTAAATCTATAAGTGAAGACTCAGGGTGATTTAATTCCGATGTAGATAATCCTTTTTCGATTATTTTTCTATATCTATCTGCCTCTCTCTTTAAAATTTTTTCGGGATAGAATCTACCATTTCTATTTGGTGTATCATATTTCTGAAGAACTGCGTAAAATTCAAAAGGATTTCTATAATCCAAATTTTTAGCTTCTTTCAACATATTTGCATTATGTTCATCTCTTGGGGAAACATAACCAGCATCCATTTCGATTAAAATACCATGTCCTGTTTCATGTGCCTCTAAAATTCTGAGTTGTTTCATTCTTCCTTTTAAAAGATAAATATATTGCTAGTATTGTTTAATTTTTTGATTTCGAAAAATCAAAATATTTGTTATTGGAAATATTATTAGTATAGATATTTTTTACAATTTTTTTGATACCCTCTTTGAGAATTGGTGACTTGAATTCATAGTCCTGAGAAACGAATAAATTTACTTCCAAATTGAAAAAAGATTTTTTTCCTTTGTTTATACCACTTGTTCTTAAATCTAAATCAACGATATTTTTCTCTAAAAAAATTTCCTGAGTTATCGAATTATATACAGAGTGTTTTATTTCACGATTCAAATTACAAACAACTCTATTCCAATTATCATACTCCATTTTTGGACAGACCCAAGATTGAATGTTTATGTAGATTGACTTTAAATTTTTAGAATCCACAGTTCCGTATACTGATTTAATTGGTGTAAATAAATTTAGTTTTACACTTTTTCCTTTTTTCATTCATTTTCATATTTCATAGTTTATTTTGATACAAAAGTAACCATAAAGTTATTTATTGTCAAAAACACAATATATATAAAATATGTTGATTATCGAAATAACCAAATCGGAAAATTTAGAAAAGGCTTTAAAAGTTTTGAAATCTAAGGTAATAAAGACAAAACAAAACCAAAAGTTATTGGAAAAGAAAGAATTTGAAAAGAAGTCTGTTACTAAAAGAAAAGCATTACTAAAAGCAAAATATACTCAAAGAAAGAAAACGAACCTATAGATTTTTTTCCAAACTCACTAATTTTACATAGTTCATCTGATTAAAATCCTGAGTTTGAATTTTCTCTATAGTCTCTTGTATTTTAGATTTTAATTCCTGTTCTGATTCGTTTGTGAGGATTGTTTTTAATTTATCTATTGTAGATTCTTTTAAGTTTTGATAATCCTCCTTCAAGTTTTTACTATCTGTTTTTACCACATTCATGAAAACTTTTTTAGAATCTTCATCCATATTTGTGATGTAATTCTCTAATGTCTGATTGGCAATTTTAACCATACTAGAAACAGGTAACTTTATAGATTCCTTCAGACTTTCTTTCTCAGATTTCAAAATTTGAATGATTTCCTTTTTAGCGTTTACGCGTTCAGATAAATTTAAATTATTTGTGTAAACTAGTATGTCAATATTTTTGTAATTATTACTATTGGTCTCTTTAGCTAGTTTGGGTAATTTTACTGTTGGTAAAATTCTATTGATTACAGATAATCCTTCTTCTAAAAAATCTTTAGCGTCACTTTCATTCAAACCTTGATTTGTAGATAATTGGTCATAGACAGAATAAAGTTTGGATATTGATTTATTGTTCAATATATTAGACTTAAATTCATTGATACTTTTCTTGAATTCTTTTTCACTTTTGTAAGATTCAATCAAGTGGTTTTCTATGGCGGTTTTTATCTGTCCGAATGTCATTTCTGTAGGTTTACAAATAAATATTAGGAATTTAGTAACTTGTCTAACTGCTTGGTAATTTCACCCAAAGAATTTTGTCCATGTGACAAATCTATATTTGTTGAACCTTCAATGAAGTTGTTTTCAACTAAAATGTTTAGTTCTTTAGATTTAGATTCGGGTGTAACCTCGCCTCCCTCGGGTGGTGCTTCGCCTCCCGCAGGTTCTTCAGGAGTGGGTGGTGCTGGTGATGGTGGTGACATTGGTTCCGTACCAGAAGGTTCAAATCCACCTCCAGTCTCGGTTGCAGTTTGAGTTGGTGTTCCTCCCGTTGTCGACCCGTATAATTTATCCAAATTATCAAATATTCCCGTTTTGGTGATAACTGTTGGGGTGGCTTTCAATTCTTCTCCCACAGCTCTTTCCAATCTCTGTTGTTGTAAATCCAATTTAACCTCATCATCTGACCAACCGAAGATATGTTTTTTAGCCCAAGTTGTTGAGGTTGCGGAGATTCCACCTCCAGGGTCAGAGACCATATCTTTATAAAGAGTAACCTTTTCTTTCCACACATCAATTTTCAACAAATCTGCTTGCGTAGATGGATTTGTAAGACCTAAAGTGAAATTCTCCAATTCATCCTCAAAACCTAAAAGGAACAAATGGACAATTGCAATTTTATTTAGCTCTTGTAACATACTTTTTTGAATCCTATTGATTGTTCTGGCAAATCGGATGTCTTGTAAGGATAAATTTTTTCCATCACCGACAACTTCTTCAAACCCTAAAAACGCTTTTGGTACTCTTAAAGCTGTCAAAAGTTTTTTCTGAATATATTCAATATCAGCAATTTCTGATAAATTTTGTGCTCCAGGTAAAGTATCTATCGGACTAGGTGCCGCTGGGTCACGGACGGGTACAAAATAATCTTGGTCAACCGCCATCTGATTGAATCTCATATCAACTTGACCTGTCTTACTGTCAACAATTTGTTCTCTCTTGAACTTGTTTGCTACACGTTGTACATACGCTTCAACATCATCATCATTCATGTTTCCGACAAATACTTTAAATATTCTTCTTTCAGGGGCTCTTGAAGTACGATAAATCAACATCGCATCTTCAGATAATAATAATTGTTTCCAAATTCTTCTGGCTTTTTCAAGCATCGAAGTACCATATGGTAGCCTTCTATCATCACCTAAAAGTCTGAAGTGAGCAATTTCCCAAGACTGAAAAGTCATGTTTTTATTTTTCCAGTCGAAGTGAAGTGCTTTTCTATCCTCAGGTCTATCGGGTTCTACTGTAATTTTTTGTGAAGTACCAACTTCTCTCCTTTCGATTTCAATTGTGGGTAGTTGTTGACAACCAACAATCCCTTTTTCTGGGTCAAGTTTAAGGTAGACAAAATTATCACCATACTTACAAGTATTTCTTGTCCACATCGGAAGATTAGTATTGATATCTAAAGTGTTGTTGAAAAGGTCAGCCAATACTGACTTTATTCTTTTCGATTCTGAATAAATTTGTAATATGAACCCATCCTCATTAGTTGTTGTGGATTCCTCAGCATAAATGTCTAAAGCTGCAGAAATTTCGGGCGTGTATTCCATTGACTCATAATCATATTGTGCGGAGAGTCTTGATGGTTCGTAATAAATGGCTTGAGAATATAAATTGTTTTCAACTTTAGCCCATTGATTAGCTAAATAAAAACTCTGTTGTGCTTGTAACTTTTCCCTTTCGTACTCAGCTCGGTCGGTGGTGCGTAGTAATACTTTTTTATCAAACTTATATGTAGGATAATCCTGACCTAATAAAGAATTGGGTCCAAAGGTTTTGGATAACCTCTGCCAAATAGTTAAATTCTGTTCACTCATCTTTTAATTTTACTTGTCTAATCAATAATATAAATAGTTATTTAGCTCCAAATAACCATCCATATTTTTGATAATCGGCCTTAGTTGGACCATTTGTGGGATACATACCTGAGTTGCGATTAGACTGTGGAACCATCGGGTTAAAATAATCTGATGTATTTTTATTTTCATTCACGGTCGATGTCCAAGAATTCAACATTGCCTTGGTATGATTGACAACTTTTTGTAGCGATTGGAATGATTTTTCTGCAACATAAATTGCCATGGATATAGCCATAATACAATCATCGTGGTGTCCCTTTTGGTGGTCAGGTCTACCATTTATGAAGATGAAAGTATTCATTTCATTATATAATCGATTAGAATAAATTTTGAAATCATGTCGCACCGCTTCCTCAAGCGACGCAATAATTTGAACCCTTTTAGAATTAAAATTTATACCAGGTATTTTTTCATTTGCTTTAGGGTCCCACTTCCATTTCTTGTTCGGGTCTATGTTGTCAACATATAATCCACCTTCATAATTCAATTCTTGCATTTTACGGGCAGTTGAAATTCCCATCCCACCAGTTATATCAATCACACAATATGCTCTATACATAGTACCCCACTTATATGCAATTTCAGCAAGTACATCTGGTGGAATTTTACCCACATATTCTAAAACTTGTTCTTTCGTGTCAAAATCAATAATTTCAATACATGAGAAATCTTCGGAATCACCTCTTGAGACATCAACACCCATGACGTACTTATGATTATTTTCAGGCTCTTTGAATATCCACAAGGAGCTTCCCATCAATTTAGCTTGAGGTTCTCTAAGGCTATTCTTAGCAATATTTTGCATCAACTCAGATTCAAAAACATTGTCCCCTGACCCCAAGAAATTACACTCCAATTCTTGTGCAACTTTTCTTCTGTCAAATTTCAATTTTTTGACCATTCCCTCAAACCAAGCAGAACATGGTTTATAACCCTTTTTGATGTAATCTGTGGTAATTGAATGGTCTCTCTCATATGGATTATCAATAGAGAGGTCAACCACAACGTCTTGGGGATAATCTTCTCTATTTAAGAGGAAGTGAACTAAATCATTGGTTTTGACCATGAACAAATCCTTGGTGTATCTTGGGTCTCTATACCAATACATCTCCGAGATTTTGAACTCATTCATTCCTCTCAATGCTTGGTCATAAATTTCATAATAGATTGGGTCATAGCCGTTAGGGGTTGAAACAACTATCACTTTACCACCTGTTGATAGAGATGCCATACAAGCAGACCAGAAATCATTATCTGCTTCAATGAACGCAGCTTCGTCAAAAACCAATATTGTTGGCGTGTAACCACGTAAGGCGTCCTTAGATGTTGCAACCGCTTTTACCTCACAATCATTCGAAAGTTTAAAATGTCTTTGTGAGTTTTTTTCTGCAGAAAAACCGATACCAACCCACTCAGGCCATTGTTCAGTGAATGACCTTATTTTGTTAGCCATCTCGACTGAGGTGTCAAGTTTGTTGGCAATAATTAGAATTTTTTCAGGTTTTTGTTTTTTTGCGAAAACTAATTTCTTTGATGCCCATGCTGCTGTCACAGTGGAAACACCAGCCTGTCTATATTTCAGTGCAATGTTTTCGTTGTACGAATCATAATCTTCAATCAACCTTACTTGGTCAGGAAATAAATCTAAAGGAACATATTTTGATACGGTGTTATCGTAAGTTTGTAAATATGTTTTGAGCGCATAAGGAGTATTCCTCATACACTTTGTATATTCAATAATTAGTTGTTCTTTTGTCATTCAGAATCATTTGGGTCGACTTATACCCAAATTACTCAAGAAATCATCCAAATCATCATCGTCATCATCGGAATCACCATCTTTGTTTTGGTCTTCCAAATAATCATCATATTCTTTTTTCAATTCCATAGCCTTTTTCATAATTTCTTGAAAACGTTCTTTAGCCTTGGAAACTTTGGCATTGTCATTTGAAATAGTGTTACCAATAATTTGAAGAAATTCGCGAGCCGGAATTTGGTATAATTCAATTTCGAACCAGTTTATTAAACCTTTATTGTCTGAATCGAACATTTCGTCAGGTAAGGCAAATCTAATTTTTTCAACAATTTCAGGTCCTAATCTCAACTGCATGGGTTCGTTAGATAAAACATCAACGGCACCTTTTACCTTTTCACGCATTTGAGGGTCTTTCGGAAGACCAAATCTAGCATTAGCTTTTTTAATTCCTTTAATAATCTCATGACATAAAATCGGAAAGAATAGACCTTCAGCTACTATTTTTGTATCGGGTTTCTCTTGAGATTCTTCTTCTCCTTCTCCGCCTCCCTCGTCGTCTGCATCTTCTAATGATACTTTACCGGCAACACCATTTCCTGTGGCAGACATTTGTTCAATCATTTGTTCCATAGTGAAATACAATAAATCATTTACTGCCATAACACCCAAGTAAGCAGGAAACAATCTTGAGTCTATTGCATCCAACTTTCTTTTAACTTCAGGCTTTTGGAATAAATAATGCCCCTTTTTTGCTGCACCTTGTACAACAGCGTTTATAATATTTCTTTTATGTTTTTCTAACTCGAGTTCTTCTTGTGGAGTTAAATTTTCAATATCAAAATCGTCGAAACTTAAAGTTTGTTTTTTTTCCTCGTCATCCTCTTCTTCCTCATTTTCAGGTTCTTCTGGTTCATATCTGAAATTATTTACGTCAATAGGTTCTCTATTTAACATTGCTTCAATTTGATACCAACCTTCAGGAGTCTCAGTTTCTTCAAGTGATACATCTGTAGCTAACTTTTCAAGTTCTTCTTTATGTTGGGACTCAATTCTCAAAATCATAGGAACCTTACTCATCTCCTCCATGTAAATCCTTTGGATTACATTAGGAGTTAGTCTTTCCATACCTTTGACTTGACGTAATTTGTCAACAACTTTCTTAAATCTTTCTGTTGCGAGTCTTTCCACATCTTCAGCACCTTTTTGGAATGCCGGAGAACTTGCATATAAACTCTCAGGACTTGAAAGTTTTCTTTCTAAGTTTGGGTCCATCCTTTCAGGATAATTACCATAATCAATTGCTTCTGATGTTCTTTTTCTCATTTTTTTCTCAACATTTTCATTATTGTAGAAATCACTTTCTTTTTAGCCTTTTCAGGTTCCACGGCCATTGGTGCCTCTTTTTCACCCGGATTTGGATTTTGTCCAGGTCTCATTGGTCTAGGTTTTGGTTTCGTAGGTGTAGCCGGTTTC